GTCTCCGACGACTACATCGTCAATGACGCAATGACCAAATCAGAACGTCACGAAGCCGCGCGGACCCACCTGAGGACTCAGGGGTGGTCCTGCACCCCTGAGCTGGATCTGTGCCCGACGTGCGTCACGACGTACAACCAGGAGGGACTGTGATGGGGGTCTGGAAGCGGTTCACGGCGTGGCTGGAGAGGCGCCAGGCGGAACGGGAAGCGCTGCGCTACCGGCGGATGATGGTCCTGCTCACGGTCTCCCCGGGCACGCTGGAGGACATCAAGGCGCGGCTGGCCGAGGACGAGTGGACCGAGCGGCGGGGAGCGAAGTGAGCCCGTACTGGAGCTATCTCCTGACCGCTGTGGGCATTCTGGGGCTGTGGCTGGCCGGTAAGAAGAGTTCGGGTGGCTGGGCCATCGGGCTCGGCGCCCAGACCCTGTGGATCGCGTACGCGGTCGCTACCGAGCAGTGGGGGTTCATCGTCTCCGCCTTCGCCTACGGCTTTGTGTACGCCAAGAACTTCCGTGCCTGGCGCCGGGACGAACTGATCAAGGAGCAGACGACATGCCCGAGTTCGTGACCAAGGACAGTGGGGTACGGGAGGCCTACGTGACCGGGATGGTCCGGGACACGCAGGAGGGAAAGCCTCGGTTTGATCTTCTGTGGGCCGAGGAAGTTCCGTACGACGCGCAGTTCCTGACCCGTGTCGCAGCTCTTGCCCAGCGGGGCGCCGACAAGTACGGCGAGCGGAACCACGAGAAGAGCCGGACGCCGGAGGAACTGACCCGGTTCAAGGCGTCTGCCCTTCGGCATCTGATGCAGTGGATCGCGGGGGAGACGGACGAAGACCACATGGCGGCCGTGGCCATGAATCTGTTCATGGCCGAGTCCTGTCGCTGGAAGATGGAAAACCGGTGACCTACGAGCTTGGTACTGAGGAGTACCGACGTCGGTACTACCAGGACAACAAGGAAAAAATTCTTGCGCGGTCCCGGGCACGGTATGCAGCCAAGCGGGAGGAGATCCGTAAACAGGCCAAGGAGCGGTACGCCTCAGAGGATTCGTACCCGCTGGTCATGTTGGATCGCGCCCGTCAGCGGGCGCGTCGGAAAGGGATCCCGTTTTCCATCACAGTGGAGGACATCGTGATTCCCGACGTGTGCCCGGTGCTCGGTATCCCCCTGGTGCGCAACCTCGGTGGCAAGATGGCTGCCCCCAACAGCCCCAGTATTGACCGGATTGATCCTGAAATGGGTTATGTGCCCGGGAACATCCAGGTCATCAGTTTCCGGGCCAACCACATCAAAACCAGTGCTAGCTGGGACGAGCTAGTGAAGGTGGCCCGCTGGGTACTGGAGACAGACGCTACCCGGCAGTAAGCCTTCCAGGCCTTGTCAGTGGTGGCCTGTAGTGTGACTATTTCTCCTGCAACAAAGACTGTTGGGTAGGCTGGGAGCCCCGGTTGACACACCAAACACGATGTGTCTACCTTAGTACCCAGCACCAAGCGATCCGGCGCCAATCCGGAAGTGACACGTCAACCCGTACAACGAAAGAGATTCGCGTGCCTCGCAATCTACAGCCTGCATCTGCTGGGACGGCCGTCCCCGGCACCCCGGGAGCAGTGACGCCACTGACCGTGGCCCCCGACCTCGGCCCCTTCGACCCCATGGAGGCCCTGGGCCTCGTGGCACTCGATGAGGCCGACGAGTTCACCAACGCCCTCCTCTTCGGAGACGCCGGAACCGGCAAGACGTCCTGCATGGCCTTCCTCGCCAACCTCCCCGGCGACGGCCTCACCGTCATCATCAACGCCGAGGGCGGCCTCAAGAAGCAGGCCCTCAAAACGCTCGGTGTCGACACGAGCAAGGTCGTCATCTGGCCCGACCGCAGCAAGGGCGAAGAGATCAGCTACGACTCCCTCGAAACCCTGCTGTACCGCCTGCGCAACGCCCTGCAACGGCAGCCCGGATCCATCAAGGGCGTCGGCTTCGACTCCGCCACGGACCTGATCGCCGGTCTCCTCCAGGACATCACGTTCTACGCCTACGAGAAGGACCAGAGCCTTCCACAGGTCCTCAAGGACAAGCGCGCGGCGGACGGCAAGAAGCTCCGCGAGTCCCCCCACGAGACCCAGCTCCAGGACTACGGCCTGCTCACCAACCAGGCCCGGACGCTCTTCCGTGGGTTCCGTGACCTCGGCTGCCACTTCGTCATCACCGCCCTGGAGAAGGACGACGCGGTCAGCGACACCGGGACCAAGGCGATCGGCCCGGAACTGCCGAACAAGATCTCCAACTCCCTGCGCAGCTACGTCGACCTGGTTCTGCGGCTCACCGCCGAAACCCTCAAGATCGGTGCCACGGAGCAGGCCACGCTGGTCACGGCCGAGACAAAGGCCTCCCTGACCCGGCAGTGCAAGGACCGTGAGGGCGTCCTCCCCTTCAAGCTGGTGAACCCCACGTTCGACCGCATTCACCAGTACGTGAAGGGCGATCTCACGGAGGCCACCGACCCGGAGATCTCGCGCTACACGGAGATCCGTGCCACGGCCGACAAGGTCCGCGCAGCCCGCAAGCAGCGCCCCGCAGCCTGATCCCAGAACCACCGCACACCTAGACACGCGAGGATACAGAACCATGCCGAAGCTCAACCAGCAGCAGGTCGACGCCGCCGAAGCCAAGGGATACGCCAACGAGCCGAAGGCGCTCATGCCGCTCCCGACCGACCAGGGCCAGGGATACGTCTACAAGCTGATCTCCTGCTCCTCCGGCCCGGCCAAGAACAACCCGACCAAGATCCAGTGGACGTGGGAACTCCAGCTCGACGCCCGTTACCACCCCCAGTTCGTCGGCAACGGCTACCTGGAGAAGATCTGGCACTACACCGACGTGTCCCAGGAGTGGGCCATCGCCAAGGTGCTGCACGCGTTCGGCTACACCCCGGGCACGGACACCGACGAGCTGATCAACGACGAAGCCGTCGTCGTGATCCACCCGACGCAGGACTCGTACGGCACCCCGCCGAAGATCACGATGAAGGCCCGCCGGTTCGCCACGCACTACGCGGAGGACTACCCGGAGGCGGACCCGCAGGACTCCGAGCCCCCGTTCGGTGGCGACGACGACCCGTACGCGCCTGCGGCGGCCGGTGCCGCTGCCCCCACGGAGGACCCGTGGGCAACGGACCCCCAGCCCGCCATGGCCGCCGCTGTCGCCGCCCCGTCCGCCGCTGCACCGGTCGCGCCCGTCGCGGTTCCCCCGCAGGCCCACCCGGACGAGAACGACACGTTCTGAGCCACCCGGTGTGACCGGCTAGTTCGGCCCCCGTGGATGATCACGGGGGCCGAACTGTTGTACCAGGTGAGAGGCCTCGATGTGCTAGGCTGTCACTATCAAATAGTGACCCTTAGCCGAGAGCAGGCCGCCATGTCAGACACTACCGAGACACACCCCACCCGGGCGCGCGGCGCATCGCCCTCCAAGGCCGTCCGCAGCCCCGAAGAAGCCATGCGTCTGGCCCGCAAAACCCCCGGGCTCAAGATCCTCGCCTCGCAGGACCACCAGAAGTACGGCGCCCGCGTCAAGGCCAACGAGATCCGCACCGGCCGCCGGGGTCCGTGGAGGCAGTACCACGGCGAGGTCTGCGCCTCCGCCCTCAAGCAGGGCGACGGCACTTACAACGTCTACGTGTACGTCAACCCGGACGGCACCTCGGACGTCGCCCAGTAACCGGAGCCCGGCATGGCACCCGATCACCCACCGAACAACCTCAACTCTCAATAGGGGCCCACCACTTGGAGGGCCCCTATTGCGCTATCGGGAGACCTCCATGCTGCCCGCCACGTTCGCCCCTGCCCCGACGATCCACCGCGTCCAGATCCTCCCCTCGCAGCTCCCCGACAACCTGTACACCCCGGTCGCCTTCGACTTCGAGACGAGTGCCCTGTACACCGACGAAGGCGGTATCGCCACCGCATCCGTCGCCTGGTTCGAAAACAACATCCAGGACGAAGACCACATCCGCACCGCCGCGTTCCCCTTCGCCCAAGGAGAAGAGGGCAAGCCGGACTGGGGAGGCCAGGAAGTCCTGTGGGGCTCCGCCGAGGACATCAACCTCCCACTGGAAGAGTGGCAGGCGCTCACCGCCTGGCTGGCCAAGCACCAGCTCATCGCCCACAACGCCCAGTTCGACCTGATCATGCTGACCGGCGGCGTCATGAACTACCGGTGGGGCGACGGACACGGCATCGACCTCTGCGACCGGCTGCACTGGGACACGATGCTCGCCAACTACGTACTGTGGCCCCGGGAGATGCTGGGCCTGAAAGAGACCGCAGAGCGCCTGTGGCCAGGGGAGGGCCAGAAGGACTCGCAGGACCGTCTCAAGCAGCACCTGAAGAACCAGAAGAAGAAGCGGGGCAACAAGGGCGGCGTCCGCTACGACCTCGCCAACTGGGAAGTCATGGAGCAGTACGCCGATGACGACGCCTACAAGGCGCTCCGGCTGTACCTGGCGCAGCGGAAAGCATTCGGCGCCCCCGACCACCCGCAGTACCACCACTTCAAAACGGTCCTGCTGCCCGTCCTGCGGCTCCTGGTACAGCAGGAGGTACGCGGTATGCCCTACGCCGTGGAAATCTCCAGGACGGCCGCACAGCGCGTCGAGAAGGCCCGGGAGGAACTGGGCAAGCGGCTGCCGTTCGAACCGACCGGAGACCACGCCAAGGACTACTTCTACGGCAGCCCGGACAAGGTCAACCTGCGCGGCACCCGCTCCCTCGGCCTCATCCCCGCCTACCGCAGCGAGAAGACGAACGAGCCCTCCCTGAACTCCGAGGCCCTGCGCGAACTGACCGAGCAGAACGTGCCCTGGGCCCGGGAATGGCAGATCTACACCCTCCTCACCCGCGCCCAGTCGATGTACTACGACGGCTGGGCCGACAAGAGCGGCAAGGACAACCGCATCCGCGCCCGCATCCGCCAGGTCGGCACCGTTTCGACCCGTTTTAGTATCGAACGGGCTAATTTGCAAGCAATGCCCCACGACGGAAAGCTGGAAGGGCTCGCCTTCGTAGGACTGGACGGCCTCCCCACCCCTCGCCAGTTGATTGCCCGCCAGGTGGCCGACACGATGCCCGGCTGGGTCCTCATGGAGTACGACCTGTCCCAGGCGGAACTGCGGCTCGGCGCACTGCTGTCCAAGTGCAAGAAGATGCTGGCCGCCTACTTCGATGACGTCGACCTGCACACGTTCACCGCCGAACAGCTCGGCGCACCCCGCCAGGTCGGCAAGGTTGCGAACCTGTCCCTGGAGTACGGCGCCGGACCGACCACGCTCGGGAACATGATGGTCAAAATGACCGGCGGCAAGGTCAAGATGAAGCCGTGGGAGCTGAAAGAGGTCCACACCGGCTTCCACCGCGCCTACCCGGAGCTGAACCAGGCCATCGAGAAGTGGGACCGCTTCGCCCGGCAGAACAAGTACGTGCCGCTGATCGGCGGACAGAACCGGTACATCCGCTTCGGGGAGGACACGCGGCTGGGCTGGAATCAAAGGGTCCAGGGCAGTTTGGGTCAATATATGTTGCATTGGCTGCTGGAGATTGACGGCATCTGCCATCGTCTCGGAATCCATAAGCGGGCCCTCGCCGAAGGTCTGGGGGGCGCGGGCTTGATCATGGAGGTCCACGACTCCGGTATCGCACTGATCCCTCGTGATCTCCAGGAAGAGTTCTCCCACCTGGTCAAGAAGGCCGGGGTGGATCTGTGGCACGACTACTTCGGCTACATCGACAACGGGTTCAACGGCAAGGGCGTACCAATGAAGATCGACGGCAAGCAGTTCGCGAAATGATCACGAGAGGACAAGGACAGTGAGCCCCAAGTTAGACGGCGAAGACAGCCCCAAGATCGGGCGGCCGACCAAGGAAATGCAGGTTGCCCGGCAGCAACTCGGGCGGCTGAGGCGCCAGATCCTGGACGAGAAGGCCTTCGGCGGCGGGTTCGACGTCCCCGACGACATCACCCCTACGGAGGCCGCCGTGGAGGCCTTCCGCCGGTCTCTGGCCATGGTCCGGTGGATCGAGTCCCAGATGGCGCAGTGGGCCCCGAGCCTGCTGCCTTTGACGGACTCGCATTTTGACGACAAGGGCTCCTTGCAGGCCATGCCCACGCACGAGGCGGCGTGGCTGGATCTGTGGATGCAGGAGCGCAAGGAGCTGCGGGAGTGCATCAAGCTCTGCCACGCGATCGGTGTGGAGGAACGCCAGTTGGCGTTGCAGGAGCAGCAGGCGGATGCAATGTTCACGATCTTGGAGCGGATGATCGACGCTCTGGGGCTGACGGAAGCTCAGCGGCAGCAGGTGCCGCAGTTGATGCCGGAGATCATCCGTACGATCTCGCAGCCGGGATCCGGGGGAATGGTCCATACGCCTGTGCTGTAGCCGCTACAGTCCTCCTTGGTAGCCCGTGCGCCCGTTTCCTCTCATTGACCTCTGGGGGAGCGGGCGTTCTGGTGTCTCCGGACGCACAAGAGCCCCAGTCGGTAGGAACTCGACTGGGGCTCTTGGCTGGGCGTTCCCGGGAGGCTCTGACCCCGCGCGGTGTGATTCCCCTGCTCGGGCACCGCTTGCGGGAGGATCCAGTTGCCTGGTTCCGCCTTGATCCCGGCGAACGCTGCGAGAAACAACGGCCGTCACCGCCAGGTGTCCCGGGAGAGTCCCGAGGAACGAGGCCGTCTCTCGCACGGCACAGCCTAGCCGAGACTAGTTCAACCCTGCGCCGGTGTTGCCCAAGCCCGTCCGGACAGCTCTCGCGGCAGGGCTTGTTGCAGGGCTTCCAGGGCGATTAGTGCCCCTCCAGGCCTTGCGGTATCTACTGTAGCGCAAGGTGAAGTGCTAGGGTCTCCCTATTGCAGCAAAGAGATCGAATGTGCTAGGGTAGATATAGTAGTCACGGACACCACGAAGGAGACCGACGATGCTGGAGCGCATAGCCAACGAATCCTGGGCTTACGCCACCGCCGACCAGCTCTGGGACGGCGAAGTCGCCTACACCGCCCAGGAGATGTGGGAGCGGGAGGCAGCGGAAGCCGAAGCCGAGCTGGAAGCGGCCATTGCCCGCCGCTACGGCGACTGCGGCCGGTCCATCGTCGGCACCGGAGACTACGAGCAGTTGCTCGCCGAGGAATCTCGCGCCACGCTGTACGGCCTCCCGCCCGCCCCCGTGTCTGCCTGGTTCTGATCCACCCCTAC